ATCCGAGGTTTCTACCCAAGGCAAGTGAGACTCATCACCCAGCGATGCGGAATATGCCAGGTTAATACCGTGTGCGATTGAAGCGATTAAAGCGATTTTCATAATGATTCCTCATGTGAAATATAAAAAAGGGATGGTGACTCGCTGCAAATCATCCATCCCATAAACTTCATGTTTTTATACTTAACGCGGGCCAGTCAGTTCACCTGACACCACAATCTTGATGTCCGATGCTTTGGCATTGGCCGCACCACCAGTGGTGAGCGTTAAAATCGCAGGCTTTGGTAAAGTCACTAACTTGGTACCGGTTGCACGTAAACGCGCTGCGGTCGCCAGTGCACCACCATTAATAAAGTACGCTGCATCCTGCGGTACTTCGCTTGAGTCCACACCATCAGCATATTTAAAGCCCAATGAGCCAGTCACAGCTTCGGTCATCGCCGTATTGATCAGCACCTGCGCATCATCCAGTCGGAAGCCTACTGGCAATAAACCCAACTCGATTACATCACCTGAAGCCACTGCCACATCAGAATTGGAATCCAGTACTGCACCTGTCGCATTGGTAGCCAATGAGAAAACAAAGGCTGTCACGTTGCCGTATGGCACTGCACCACCGAATCGATTAACGAATCCGCTTTTACGTTTAATTGTCGCCATGAGTTAAATACTCCTAAAATTTGACGGAGGGCCGATCACTCAGCCCTGTTTCAGCTTTAGCCTTGGATTTTCACTACGGTATCAACTGCAATCACACCATGATCGGTGTACTGCATGTTGCTACCATCGCCATCTACATCGACATCAAAACGGATTTTCTTCACGCCACGAATGGTTCCGATTAAAAGCTCGGCCTTATCGCCATGATCCAGATCACCCTTTTCAGACCAGAAGTAAGGTACACCTGAGGTTTTATGCGCAGCAAATGCTTCTGCAAGCGCCTGACCACCCAAGATGATTGAACGATCCACCGCATGCGTTTTACCAAAGCTTGCAGGCACAAGCGCTGACGCTTCTGTCTCAGAGGTATAGCTCGTTGCATACTTGATTGCATTACCCGCAAAGAAGCGAATTGCGTGAGACATTTTGCGGATCAGGAAACCATTCCAGATACCCACATCACCACGGAACAATGGATGCAGCTTGGCATTCGATGCACGTGCTACCGCATCAGCTACGAACTGACGGAAATTTGGCTGTTTTGCGAACCAGTTATACTGTGCTGGAGATACCAGCCATACACGTAATGGCGAATCTTCCGACCCATCATCACCTTCAACCTTAATACACGGTGGCGGTAGGATCATGTCATCCAACACCTGCTTCATTGAATCCACAGTGTCCAGTGTGAACAGATCTGTAGTTGCCAGAGATGCTTCACCAGCATTGGTGGTAAATGATTTAACGCCTTGGCCATCAACCATGAAGTGACGGTTTTTGGTAGGTGCCAGAACCTTGTTCACCATAATTTTGGCGAACTTCGGATCTTCCTCAGTTGGAATTGGCCATTCCACATTTTTAACGAAACCACGTGCACCACACAGATGAACTAAAAGAGACATATCGCTATAGCGATCCATCAAGTCCTGTGCAATTGGACGACCCATACGGCGGAAATCTACCGGAGAACGGATCTGAGTCATCACGTTGCCCAGATCTACTGGAAAACGTGCCTGGTCTACACGCAGACGATCTTCAACGATCGACATGCCAACACCGCGACCTTCGGCATATTCACTACCCATGATCGGATATGCGTTTACTGGCTGGATCAGGTTGTATGTGACTTCATCACCCAGGCCTTTACCTAAGTCTTGAACACGTACAATCGGCATGTGTTTAGAAGTTTGTTTTTTAATGGTCGCTTCTGCACTGCCTTCACCTTTTGGCATTGGGCCAACCAGGTTGTTCAGCGTGCTTTTACGACGTAAGCTTTTTGCAAAGAGTCCAACGGACTGTTGCATCATATTGGTTTTATCGCCGTATGCGGCATGGGTTTTATCAGTCATGGTCTTCTCCACTAACAAATTTATGCACGACGGCTCATGTACGCTTCGACTTGATCAGGCGACCAGTTCTCCATTTCTGCGAGAAGTTCAGGCCCACTCAAATTCGACAAACGTTCATCAGCGGATAATGCTGCAGGTGAACCTGCAGGTAGATCCGTCACGCTGTGCGGTACTTTGGATGGAGCGTTCTGTACAGCTTGCTTGGCTTTCTCCACGATGGCCTGTGTGGGCGCTGGTGTATCAACCGTTGGACTGACATTGTTTTGAGACTTGTACAGGCTTAAGAGTTCAACCACCTGTTCAGCATTACCCTTGTTCAATACATCGTCATAGGCACTGCGTATAAAGCTTGGTTGCGCATCTTTCCATGCCTGAAATTCTTGCGATTCTGGAATCGATTCGAAGTCAGGATGTGCAGATTCGATATAAGCGAAGTGTTGTTGCTCGGCACTTAGATTTTGCTGCTGCTTGAATGGTGCAAGAGCCTGATCAATCATGGCCTGTACTTGTACAGACACGCGCTGATTCACCATTGCTTCTACACCTTTGGCAATCCCTTCTTCAGAGAAGTCGCCAAACATTGCCATCACATCGGCATTGTTCCCGCTTGCCTCAATCAGTGCTTCTGCTACAGCTGCATTCTGCTGTGCCACCTGAGTATTACCAGGTGTCTGCTGTGCTGCTAACTGTGCAGTGAGTTGTTCCACTTGCTGCTTATACTGCTGTACTTGTTCACGGGTTTCTTGCAGTCGCTCATAAGGAATGGTGTGTTTCCCATCCTTTGCCAAGACCACAGAGTTTTCCGCATTTTCTTCAACTGGTGGCGTTGGTTCAGTTGCCGGTGATGGTTCCACTGGTTCTGACTGTGCCGGTTCAGGTGAAGTTGTCCCTGCATCTGCTTTTACGTCTTCTGGTGTAGTGGCTGGCACACTACCTGTTTCTGCAGCTGGTTCTGCAGTCTCGCCAAATAGCTCAGCTTCTAATAAGCTTGCGCCCAGATTCGATTGATCAGCATCTGCGTTAATGTCTGTCGTTAAATGCTCTGTATTACTCATGCCTTTCCTGCCACTTATCGCTGTAGCCGCATATAGGTGAAGTGCTGACTTTTAAGAGTCGCTTGCTGTCGATTGCTCAACGTAGGCTTGAGTATTTGGGATATGGCAGGAAGTGGTCGAACCCTACACGGGGGCTATAGGTAGGCAATAAAAAAGCCACTAATTAAGTGGCTTTCCTATAATCGATTTTGCTATCGATGCATGTGGCGCAATTATGTGTAAGGTAGTTCTGCTTCTTATAAACCAGAAACTCAGACTGGCAGGTATTACAGATCCGTAGTCCACATGGGTAATCACCTTGCTCATTCTGGATAAACAAGAATGGTTCATAGGCAATACCTAGCTTTTGACTCACGGTCAATTGTGAATGCTGTGATGGTCGTTTTTCTTTGCGTACCCATTCATAAATCGTATTTTTATTATGTCCTTGCGCAATTGAAAAATTCACAAATGACAATCCTGATGTATTCTTAGCATCAACAATTGCATCAATAAAGCGATCTAACTGCCTACGTTCAAGATACCGCTTAGCGCCATCTTCAATAGTTTCGCAGTTTTCCTTGGACACACAGAATTTGCAAACAGTATGCAAAGGATAAAAGGTTGACTGCGGATGGGTGGTTTTGCACTTAGTGCATAGTCTAGTTTTATTCACTCTGCACCTCTGGTCATGGCTTTGATCTCTGCATCAGTAGCGTGGCGTACCATTTCTACTATTGCGTGCTTTGTATCATCATCCATCCACAGCGCAACATTATTACCGTCAGAAACAGTCATCACCTCATCGTGCATAAACTCATCAATGAATACAATTTTATCTCCTAACTCATAGATATTATGTTCACGGCGGTATTCCAGAAGCGTTGCATCTTTTACATTGCGCCAGTTCTCCCCATGGTTGAGTAGCCAAGGTATACTTTTATCTTTTGCCGTCTCATATCCTCCAAGACTAGCTATGTATTCACTTACTACACTCATTTATTATTCTCCAAAAAAAAAGCCCACCCTTGGGGAAAGGTGGGCAAAAAAGGGTTAAGAACCCACAGCGCTATTTGGAGCATGTAACAGGACTTGAACCTGTATGACCGGAGTTGCAGTCCGTTGGCTGGCCTATTCACCCATACATGCATAAATTCCCTTTGACCGGCACAGATAAGGGTGATCTGATTCAAGGTACAGTAAAAACCCGCCTAAACGGTTATTTCTTCAATTAAGCGTCTCCCGATACTCAATTGCAGAACTTTTGATTGCGCGGTACTTTTATAAATGCGCCAGGATCGCGCTTCCCATTTCCACTATGTGAACTATCCCTTCCTGCCGAAGCCTGTCAGGACTGCGCAAACGCCACCGTTCTAATGGCACTCCAAAATATCTGGCCCTGAGCGTAGGATTCGAACCTACCGTACCTGAGGGAATTGGTACGCGCACCGCCTGCAGCCAAGGATTCGTTCCCACAAGATGCTACGAATAACATCGAGGGGAACCGGCAGTAGTTTTAAGAGATAGCAACGCTCTACTTGTCTTTCCAAGTTGTCAGACCACACTCATGCACTCTGTATTTTGTCTATACGCAATAACCCTTCTGCATGTAGGGGCTTCGGGCTGTCCTCTCATGTAACCCTAGGCAAGCTGTAACGCATCTTTCGATGTTGGACATTCAGCTGTATTCTCAAAACCTATATTAAAAAGAGCGAACCACGCATGTTTGTCATTCCCACTCAGCATCAGGTATCTTTGCTTTTTTAAGAGTGCATCCGTTACAGTTTTTACCGCCTGCGCTCTTTAATATAGGTACTCGTCTTTCCGAGTTGTCATCAGTTTTTATTGTGCCCATAGCGGCGTTTTTGACTCATTCAAACTAAAAAACTTATCGGTCAATACTGTGCTATGCCATCCGAAGTACGTCGCACATCCCTTCGGCAGTCCTCATTGCTTGCATGGTTTTTTATCACCTACACTACAATGGTGCGCTGTCCCATGACCTTTCGGTTTCGCTTGAGTCTCACAAGCTCATCAGATGGGTTTGCCGTCTTTCCGGCTGTCATGAGATTCATGCTTGATTAATGGCTTTCCGGATCTCATGCCGTGCCCCATTTTCTTTTGCTTTCGCATCTTAAACTTTAGTAGAGTGAACCAGTGAACACGTATTAACAATCAAGTCCACCACTATTCTGAATGGCGTTGCTGTGATCCACTCTCTAAAGTTGCCTGTCTTTCCAGGCTGTCAGAAAACCTCTTTACGGCACTAAACACATTGGGAGTAGTCCTTATCGGTCAGCTTTCATTTTGATTGACAAGCGCACGGTACAAACGATTTCTTGTGGTTCTGCTTTCCCTGCGGTCTAGCCCCAGTTGCTACTTACATCACTCCACCACATCAGCTGTGGATTCAATCAGTATGCTCGTCTTTCCGAACCGTCAATGGAGATTAAACAAACCTTGGCTTGTTCACCGAATGATGCTCAGCACCACCCGATATATTTATAGTAAGTCGCCGGTTTACGACGACGTGTATAAAAA